TTTCAGCCTCATAATATTCATGAGACTTTTTAAGTTCAGCAATGTTTGACGCGCATAAAATCATGTTTCCTAAGCGTACAGAGTTTGTCATTCCGCCCAAGGCATCATCAATATTTACGTCTATAATTTCAGTATACTGTTCTATTTGCGCTACCTCTTGAGGGTCGAACAGTTCAGTACAAATTAAAGTTTTGTCTTGATTTAATGGAAAGATTGAACAATCCAAATGATATAAATATTCATCAGTCATTGCTACTTTGATAACTTCCATATCAAAGTTTTTTTCCATCCACTCATAAGTCTTAATATTGGAACGAATACCATAACCCCCAATATATACATTGTCATATAAATACTTGATATCAGCTTCACCTTCCCATTTAAAAGGAGAGATATGAGTTTTGTAACCCATTTGGTTAAAGAATTTTTCACCAACAAGCTCTTCTCCCTTACGAGGGTCTGAAGTAAAGTTAGATAATAAAATATGATTTTCATCCTTAATATGAGGTAATTGTAATCCTAAATTAGCTACATATACTTGGTCTTGATAATTTCCTTCAGCAGGTAATAAATGAACAAGTGATTGACCAGCCATAAAGTTATACAAGTCCATAAACTGCTTGTATGCTTTAGGTCTATTAATTGTTAATTCTTCATCTGTTAGCTCTTGCATCCAGATGTTATTAGGATCCGCTGTTGAAAGCGAAAACGGAAAATTCATTACATAACTTTGCAGAGGTAACTGGCTTGGAGTTTCTTTCATAGGACTATTACTTATAACTTGTATTTACTATAAATATGTAATAAGTACCTAGAAACAAAGAAGGCCTAGGAAAACCTAGGCCTTTCTTTATAGACTCTAATCTAATTATTAGATAGTGTTTAATCCGTGAATATACACCTTAGCGTAGAATTCAGGACGTAACATCTTCTTAGCGTAACGAGTCAATAAACCTTTACGTGGAGTGAAGGTATCAGGATCGTACACCAATGGAGTCATGATTAATGGAATGTATGGAGCAAATACAGCACCAGTTTCCAAGAATTGTGAACCTTTGTAGCCCATTAAGATCAAGTTTTCAGTCATGTATGGGTTCTTGTAAACAGTATATCTGTTATTTAAGGCACCAACTTTCTGTACACCGAAAGCATATTCCATTTGAGCAGCATCACCGTTTGAGTTAGCAGCAAATCCTGGGATTGACTCTAACACAGTAGCAACTGTAGGAGAAGTTACGATGAAGTTAGCACCTCCACGAAGAGTTAACTGGTGGATTCTGTTGCTTAACTTTTGTAACTTAGTTCCTAAAGTAGCGAACCACTGACCTTGAGTGTTATAGAAACCTGAGGCCAAAGTTTGAGGAGCGTTTGTAGCTCCAGAACCAGTGATTACAGTGTTGTTAACAGCTGACCAATACTCAGTTCCAGCAGCAGCATCTTCGATCAACATATCTAAGATTTCCAAATCAATTTCCATTGAAATGTACTCACTCATGATGTTAGTCAATTCAGCTTCAGCATCGATGTTTTGGTAAGCAGCTAAGTCTTGAGCAAACTCAGGAGTCCATACAGCCTTCAACTTCTTAGTTTTAGCAGTGATGGCTTGTGACTGCATCTTAACGTTAATCTGTGGGATAGAGATAGTAGTTGCAGAAGCAGCGTTTGGAACAGCGTATGAGCTTGAATCTTCGAAATCACCTCTGTACTGATCAGTAGTCTTCTTATTGTAGAAGATTGTCATAGCACCAACACCGGCTGGTGGATTCAATTCAGCAACTGAAGCGGTTACAAAGAAGTTAATAGTGTTGTTAGTGTAATCGTAAGTAGCGAACTGTTGTAAGTTATCAGCAGCAACGATTTCTGAACCTGAAGTGATAATGAAACCACGTACAGCATCTGGATCGAAGTCAGCTAAGTTAGTAGTTGAAGCAGAGATAGCAATTTTCTTGATCTCACCTCTAGCTACAGAAGCTGAGTAATCAGTATCAAAGTTCACATCTTGGAAAGAAGCTGAACTGAAGTTTGAAGCTGAAGTTACAGTTACTACAGATGAAGTTTGGTTAGTTGAGTAAGTAAACCTACCTGTACCATACAAACCACCAGCAGTTTCAGTAGTTTGGAATGGGAACTGACCAGAAGCGTTTCTAGTACCATATAAAGAATCACCAGCAGTGAATGGGTTCTTAGTATCTCCATATTGGAAATCCAAGAAGAACACAAGACCTGAAGGCATGTTCATTGGTTGAACACTAACAAATTCTTTAGCTACGATAGTTCCGAATACCTTACGTACTAATGGTAAAGCAATACCAGCCCAGTTTTCACCCTGAGTACCAGAAGTGAAAGATGAGTTAGTAGCAATGATGTTTTGTGTTTCAGTTACTAATTGCTTGGCTTGGTTTTCCAACAAGACTGACATGTTATTTTTTTCAATCTCGCCTAAACCTTCCAATAAACCAGTCTTAGTCCACTTACCAGCCAATTTGGCTGCGTCGCTTTGCAAATTCTTCCAAGAACCTGCAGCGCTCTCTAATAATTGTTGTACTTGTGACATTGTTTTTGTTTTTTATTTTTTTGTTTTTTATTTAATACCGGCTAATTTTTGCCATCTAGCAACCTGGTCATTAGCTTCCATAATTGGTTTCTTAGTAGCTACACCAGCAGCTTTAGAGGCACCACCACGGATTAATGACTCATTCATAGGAGCTCTCTTAGTAGTGAATCCTTCAGATAAAGTTTCAAATACTAATTTAGCTTCCTCAACACTAGCAGCTTTATCAAAAGCAGCTAATACTTTAACCTTTTGACTTTCAGTCAAGTTTTTAGATTTGAAGATTTTGTTAGTGTAAAGAAGTTTTGCGTTGAATAAGTTAACTTCAGCTAATTCTTTTTTAATAGTTTTAATAGTGTTGTAAGCTTCATTTAACTCTTTTTCATCTTCTTCAAGATTAGATCCAGGGTTAAATCCTCCTTTTCCATCTCCTTGGTAACCATAAGCTGGTTTATCGTAGTCAGCTTTAACGAATTTAATAGCTTCTTTAGCTGCTTCTTCTGGAGGCATACCGTTTGCAATAAGTTCTGCTGTCTTTTTCTTGATATCCATCTTTTTGCTTACACTAGTAGTTATCACACCGGCACCTACAAGGCCTGAGATAATTCCTCCGGCTATCATAAGAGCAGTACTCATTACTACTTCATTTACTGGTTCTTTGTTTTCTTTCATTTTCTTTTTCTTGTAGTCTTCAACGCCTTCTTCTTCAGCAGTGTCTTTTTTGTCACCACGTTTAGCAGCAGGAACGTCACCTTTGTTACCACCGTACTTTTTACGTTCGTTAATTTCTACTTCTTCTTCACCTTCTTCTTCACCTTCTTCTTCGCTTTCCATACCTTCACCAGCTTCTAATTCACCAGCTTCAACCATGTCAGCGATTACATCTTCGATGAATTTTTTAAGGTCGTCTTCAGACATGTTTTCAAGGTCGATTTCTTCTTCAGTTTCTTCAGTTTCTTCGCCTTCTTCTTCGTCTTCAGCTTCCATTAAATCTTCTTCTTCACCTTCAGACATTTCTTCATTTTCATCCATGTCTTCAAGTTCTCTTAAAAGTTCATCAAGGTCCATCTCGTTCATGTCTTCTGCTTCTTCCATGTCTTCGCCTTCTTTCATTTCTTCTTTGGCTTCATCCATGTCATACGCTTCATCCATGTCGTAAGTTTCCTCGATTTCCTTTTCTTTCATTTCGGTTACTTCTTCTTCAGCTTCATCCATTTTGTCCATTTCAGCTATCTTTGCAGCTAACTTTTCACGGAGCATAGGACTAAAAGCTTCTTCAAGAGCAGCCTTTGCATTGGCGATGGCTGTTTCCTTAACAGCTTTGGCATCGGCAATGGCTTCTTTGAGTAAGTCTCTGTTTGCCATACTTTTTTTTAGTTTTTTCCTCAATTAAATTGTGTTGGAAGTACGCTTATTATTGACTAATGTCGAAGCGTAATAGATATTAAAAATCTCGATGCCATATAGAAAATGGCATATTGTCAGGTATACGTATATAAAGATTTTTTAAAATCGCAAAGGGCTTAAAAAACAGGACAAGAGCCGTTTGCGCAAAGAATTTCGGATAACAATCCGTTAACTTTACCATATTGGTATGTATTAACTTCTTTACCTTCTTTAACTAGGTGCATATATGAGCCTGGATTTGAAGGTGTTGATACGAAGTCCCAACATAGTAATTCAAAATCATCTTGTACTTCTAATGTGCCTTCACTAATTTCTTTTAATGAGCCCATTCCACGAGATGATACACCTACTGTTACATTATTATCAATAAGTGCTTTTAAAATATTTCCAGAGGTGGTAGGTAGTATTTCTATTTTACCTATTACTTTATCCCCATCCCACCAGCATTCTCTAATAATATGAGAAACGTTTTTAAGAGAAATAATAGAGGATTCAGGGTGGTCTAACTCACCTGTTGATCTATTTTCTCTTATAAGTTCTTGATATTTATCAATTTCTCTTTCCCATAACTCTTTAGCATAATATCTACCATTACCATTTTTTACTTCAGCAGTAGCTAAAATACCTTCAACTAAAGGATTACCAGATGGGGCTTTCATTCCCTCATGCAATTGGGTACGACCAACTGTAAATGGTATGGTTTCAATTAATACCTGTTTCATTATTTTTTCTTGTCTAAATCACCGTAACCACTTGCTTTGTATTTACCTTTAGGTGCTTTAGGTTCAGTTGAAGTTTCTAAACCAATTCCTTTAACACCAAACATACCATTTTTAGCATAGTAGTTAGCATCTTTAGCCATGTTTTTAGCTACAATAGCTTTTAATTCATCTACTGTTTTTTTAGCGTTTTTAGGATCACCCATTTCAGCTAAATAACCAATCAAGAAAGATTGACCATAAACATTATCAATATTCTTTTTGTCTTTATAGTCAAAGTTTTTAGTTTCTAAGTCAACTAATTCTTTTTCAGTTTCTTTATTATGAGCTTTAACTTCAGCTTCAAAGATTTTAAACCAATCTTTTCTACCAGTAGTTACACCACCAGCTCCTTCGGAGATAATGCTTTTACCTTTTAAAATACTAACTGTTTGATCAAATGTATTATGTACAGTTATAAACTCTGGGAATTGGTTTATGGCTTGTTTAAGGAAAAAATTTTTATCTCCTTTGCCTTCTTTAATTAAGTTATATTGTTGTTGTAGCGTTGCCATATGTTATAAATATTATGGATAAAGTAAAATTGCTCCTGTAGATAAAGAAGCACTAGTTACATAAACAGGAATTGTATGTCCTGCAGGGATAACCATAGGAGCAGCAGCTGTTGCTAATACTTGACCTTGATAATCTTTTAGCCCTGTAATAACAGCGCTTGAGCCTGATACTACTGTAAATCCAGCAAAACTACCTGTTGCTGTAGTTGAAGTATAAAGGGCGGTTGGGTTTACTGGTACGTTTGCCATTTTTTAGTCTTTAAATAATTCTATTATATCTTTTAAATAATCTTGTGCTAAATCAGTTCCATATACAACATTAAATGAATCTGGATTTTGTTTATAATAATCCAAAGTTTTATGTTTTGCTTGTTGTAATAATGGAATTAACTCGTTTAATTGTTTTTCAATTGTATCAAATGCTAATACTCGGCCGCCAATAAATTTTTTATTAGAGTCTTTATTTATATTAGCATCTTTTAAATAGGTTTCAACATCTGTATCTTCCCAAAGTTGTTTTACTTCAATACCTTTAGCCGCTTTGTTTAAAGCTTTTTTATCAACTAATTTATATTTAAAGTTTTTAACATAAGTGTTATTAGTAACACCTTCAGGACCAGCAGATGGACCGGGGCCAAGTGTTGCTCCAGGACCTTCTTCTATTTTCTTTTTCTTTTTACCAAAAGCATATTTGGTAGCATAATTAGCTCCTTCAGTACCAGAAGTAAAATGAGCACCTCCTGCTCCTCCTCCGGTCATACTCATTTCATCTAATAAATTTTTAATTTGAACATATTGTTCAGGATATTCCTTTCTAATATGTGTTCTAAACTTATTAAATACATCACGGGCATCTTGGGCTAATACTGATAATTTAGGATCGGCTTTACCATCTGCTGTTTTAGATAAGTCTGTTAAAGCTTTAACTGCTTCAGACATTTCTCTTAAAGCATCTCCAAAGTTAGCTAATTTAATTATTTTATGGTCTATATTACCAGTTTCATTATCAACATTAACTGCTTTAAAGTAAGTACTTAAAGTATTGTTAAAAAAGTCATTTTTGAAGTCAACTTTACCATAACGTCTTTCAATCCTAGATATTAACTCAGGATCAACGTCTTTTGGTTTAAGTACTCCGTCAGCCTCTTTTAATTTATACTTGTAATTAGCCATGAATTTTAGTTAATTCTTCTAACAATTCAAAATATTGTAATAAATTAACTAAGTTATCGTTACCAACATTGGCTGTTTTACTTAATGGAGAAAGTAAGTTAGTTACCTCATTTAATTTAATCTGAACAGCTTTATCAGTAACTTTTTTAGATAATTTATTTATTTCTTCTTTAATTTCTCCAACTTTACTGTTATAAAATTCTCTTAATTTTGGAGTTGAGTCAACTGAATTAATAAATTCTTTTAAAACAATCTTTTGATTGTCATTTAATGACTCATATTTACCATTGAATTTTTCTAACATTACTTTGTAAGTTAGAATACGTAAATCTTTATCATAAGACTTAAATTCTTCTAACAATTCGTCTTCTACTTTTTGTTTTTTAATATTTTTAGAAGTTAAATGCTCTAAAAGAGACATTTTATTGTCGATAATTTGGTCAGGGTTGGATAAATTTTCACTATTGTAAACCTCTAATAAAGTATATAAAGAAGCAAATACTTTATAGTTAGGTAATTTAGTTTTAAAAAATTCTTCTAAATTATAGTGTTTTTGGATTTCACTGATAAGGTTATATTTTTGTCTTTTTAAAGCTCCTCTATTAAGGTCTTTAGAAGACTCAACTATTGTATTAATAATAATCTCTGCTTTACCTTCAGTAATGTTTTTATGCTTGGAAAGAGTTTCATATAATTTGTACTCTCTTCCTAATTCAGTTTTTACAAAGTACTTTTTTAAAATACCGGTTGCCTTAGAATCTTTACCAGATAAAGTATCAGCGGTAATCTGTCTTACTAAAAGCTCAAATAAAAGGCCGGTATTCTTATACTTAGAATGTTTAATATTCATTCTTGAGGTTTTGTTATAAATATATAAGGATTTTTACTTCTTTAAATTAGATTCATCTAATAAATCTTTCTTTTTATTAGTTTTATTGAATACTGTTTTTTTATCTAAACTTTCTAATAAAGTTTTATTTTTAGCTATAAGTTCTAAAGCTAATGGTGAACCACCTTTATAATTTGGTTGAATAGAACCCTGTTCATTCTCATTATCTGGATTAAGGAATGATTGATTGCCTAATCTATCTTTACCAAATGGTGATTCTTGTGTATTTCTATTAGTTATTTTTTCTTTAGGTCTTCCTAAAGGTACTTTTTCATCATACCCATCCGGTAATTCTGTAGCTTCATATCTACCACGACCATATAAAGAAGCTAAATCGTGTGGTGTACCATATGATTTGCCTGATTCTAAAGGATCATTACCTTCAGCTTCAACTTGTGATAAACGGAATTTACGCTTTTGATCTTGTACAATTAAATCTCTCATTTCCTCATACTGGTCTTGGCTAAAGTGGAAGATGTTTTCATAAATCCAATCTGTTGATATTAATTTACTTTCAGCCATTGTAGAAGCTAAATCCATTTTTTCTTTCATCAAAGCAATACGCTCTTGATCATAGATAATAGATGGAGTAGTTAATGATAATTCAAAATTAGTTAAATTATCAGATGTATACCCTTGTGTGTATAAATGAATTAAAGCAATTTTATATAACTCTGATAATACAATTCTTTGAATACGGTCGATTGTGCGAGCAAATCTAATATCTTCAGCAGCTAATGTCGCTTTACCGGTTAAATCTTTTTCATAACCCATATAAGCTTTAGGTACTTTAAGAGCGGCAAATAATTTGTCTCTTAGGTAAGTAACGTCTGCTATACCGTCATAATTTAAACCAGGTGAAGTTTCAATTTTTGTTGTTTGATCATTACCCCTAACTGGAATATAAAAGTCTTCCATTAGGTTTTGCATGTTATATTTTAAGTTATATTCACCTGTTTGATTGTCTACTAATGGAGTACGTTTCATAGTAGAAATTGTTTTCTGCATGAAGTTTTCTACTTCATTTGGTGGAATTGAACCAACATTAATATAAAAAACACGTCTATCAGGTGAGCGAGAGATTCTATGAATTAACATAGCATCTTCCATTAATGAATATTGTTTAAATATTCTACGAGCAGGTTCAATATAAGCTCTACCATACGGAAGATAGTTAACATCTGTCATTAAACGGAAATGAGCCATTTCATAATTTTCAAAAACAATTGTATTATCTTCTTTTATTTTAGCTTGTACTTGAGGTACACCATAATATCCTGAACTACCTCCATAAAATCCTTCTGGTGAGTAAACAAATCTTACTGAGTTTGGATGTTCTGGGTCATAGTTTTCTTGTCTTTCAATATTATAAGCCTGATAAGGTATTACATTAAATACACCAAATTTTTCAGCAATTTCTAGTTTTAAGAAAAAATCACCATATTTACACATTTGGCGAATCCAAGACCATAAATTAAATTCAATATTTAATACATCGTAAAACAAGTTATAAAGTATTTGTTGAATATCTTCATCACTTGATCTAATTTGAAGTACTTCTCCCATTTCATTTTTCAAAGTACTTTCTTCAGCTATAATATCCAAGGCAGAAGCTACAATAGCATCATTATCCATTACATCATAGTCTGAGTATATGAATGTTCTTAGGTATTGATAGTTAATATTTAACTGTTGACCAAAAAGTGAAGTTGAGTTAGGTGAATAAATTCTATTATATCTATCCAACAAAGAGTTAGTAGCTATATCACCTGATCTTTGGATGCTATCAACGTCTAAAACTTTAAGCTCATTTCCACCCTGATTTCTAATAATTACATCAGTTGAAAATAATCTTTGTAAACGTTTAAATAAAGTAGTATCTGCCATAGAAATATATTATAAATATTATAAAAGCCAGCTAATGTTCTCTTCTCCATCTCTAGTTTGTATAGAGT